GTAAAGCACGATTTTGTTGTGCTTGTAATGCAGCTTGTGTTTGTTGTGATGGGCTGATATATGTTTGACCAGGATAGTAGTTAGGTACACCTGATTTATACAAGTCTACAGCTTCATTTAAGCCATAAGTAACATAAGGCTTGAGCATAGGGTCAATACCTTGTACTTGTGTACCTGATGAACCACCGCCACCGCCTTTACCGCCACCACCTTCTAATGTCATACGTTTACCAATAGGTTTAAACGCCATCTCAGGTAGCATATCAAAATGATTATATATCATGCTTGTTTCCCTTTTTCAAGTTTTCTATTGCCGGAATTATTTGCAAATTTTGCTCGCAATGTAAACCACATACATTTTTGTTTATCAAAGGTATTATATGGTCTACGTGCCATTGAATACCGGTTAATTTAGTTCTTAACTGAGCCAGCTTATATATTTCACTAATAAAAAAGTTATTTGCCCATTTGACCGCAGCATTTAATTTGTTAGCTCGTCTTTTTGCAAAATAAAAACTAACTTTATCTTTATTATTTTGTTTCCATTTTTTAATACACTCTTTAATTTCTTTATTTTTGCTTTTTCGTCTTACAGCTTGCCTTGTTAAAATTTCATCTTTCTTTTTTTCATAATTATTTTTATTGGCAGCTTTAAAACAATCTTTACACCAGTAATGCTTACCGTCTTTTCCATTGCCAGAGTAAAAATCAGATAAAGATTTTTCTGTATTGCATATTGAGCATATTTTCATGGTATTGGCTCTAAAGATAACTCGTAGAACATAAATTTAGACTTGAAACCGTCTTTACTAAATACTTTCTTCCAACCTGTACGACCAAATGATTCTATTGTTTTACAATTAGTGTCTTTAGCAAAACTTCTTAATACAGACAACATTGCATCTTTCCACTTAGGAAGCTCTATACCACCTGTAAAGTGCATGACTAAAGCTCTCATCTGTGGGTATTCAACTATCTCAGTTATTACAGCACCGTATATCTTGTCATCGTAAGCAATCCATAACTGCTGACCGCCTTCTTTAAACGTCTGTCGAATATCATCTGCTGTGTAACGACCATGCGTGTATTTAGCAGCACCTTCTATATAACTTTCGATGCCTGCCCATACTTGGTCTATATCAAGAATTGCACTTATCTTCATTAGCCAACTACCAAATATTTGTAAGTTTTATCTGCTGTGTCATTAGCAAAATGAGATACTGTTGCTTGACCTTTTGTTTGTGCTGTTACTAATACATTGTCCATAGATAATGGTGCGATGTACTGCATTGTTGCAATAATAGATGCTGTAGAAGGTCTAGTAGGACTTGTTTGTGTACCAATATGCTCTAAAGATACTTGAGTGTTTGTTGTATTCCAAACTAACTGTAAATAATCACCAGCAGTTAAATCAATTACATAATTCCAAGCAGGTAATATTCGACCAGGAACACCACCATGACTATTAGGTACAGATACCTGACCGTTAGTACCTGATACATCAGAACCATTCTTACGTAACCAAATATCTATGTCGTGAATTTGTGAATCAGTATTTACAAACTGTGCGCTAAACTGCAAGTTATAAGTACCTGTGTTACGAACATTAATTCTTGAACTATTACTTATATAAATACCATTAGAATAATCTGTAGTATTAAAAGTAATAGGGTAAGCTGTGTTAGCAGATGCAGCAGTCTGGTCTGTTGTATCTTGAAAAGAACCATAGGGTGCAGTATCAGCTTCAGCAGCGTTTGTTGAAGGAGTTAGTAAAATGATTGAGTTAAAACCAATACGCTCGTTAAAGATTGTAGTGGTTGTAGCCCAACCTGTATTTAAAGTTACTGTTCCTACGTTATTAGATTTACCATCCACGAGGTTATTAACAACCTCAGAGATTTCACGAGGTTGCGCACCAGCAGGATTGAGTTTCCTATATTGCTGATTAACAATTGTCATCTTGTACCTTGTTGTGTGATTTCAATATCAATTGCCATAATGTTTGACCATTGGTTGCCAGTAGGTACAATTGATAAACGATGATACTTACCGCTACTACGTAATGATACTCTATTTTCACTTGATGCTGGTACATAACTTCCGTATGTAGGAGTTTGATTTAACAGCGTTCTTGATGCAATAGCTACGTTAGCAGAACCATTATCTACAATAGGTCTAGCAAGTGTTACTACAGAAGTAGCTTCTGAACCAATATCACCTGTGTTAATAGTTGCTGTAGCGTTAGCACCTGTGAAAGTTACAATCTTGTCATCACGTACACCAGCAGATAAGAACTTACCACCTGACCATAAGTTATCGTCAAGAGATGTAGTCATTGTGTCTAATGTACGACCTGCTGCAGCAGCAGCTTCTAAGTCAATCGCTTCACCTGTACCAGAGCCAACACCTGTCGCTGTAAATCTTGCACCTACCTTGTTTACTTCAGCACCAATCAAAGTAAAATTTGTTGTACCTAAACTAGAGATTGTGTAAGACTTGCCTACTGTAAATGAACCTGCTGTTACGTTATAAAAATCATCAAGACCTTCTAATACCAAACCAGCAGCAGCAATATTATTAACATAGTCTACGTCTGTATCAGCGTAAGACCATTTTTGTACTTGCCAGTTATAAATAAGGATTGAACGACCACCAAATGTATTAAGGAAGTTCCAAATAACTAACTTACGAATTGGGTCAACTGTTGCTGACATCTGGTCAAGCTCAGATGGGTTAGCATTGCTAAAGAACCAATTATCTACTTTCTGTGTGCCAATAGGAGTAACTGTAGAACCATCACATGAGTAGAAACCATCATCACTTAAGAAGTAAGTAATGTTACCGTACTTAGTAACAGAGTTACCTTCAATACAGCCTAAGCCACGAGAGATTGTGTCAAACTGAAAGAAGAATGGTGAACCAATGTAGGTCATACGAGCTACAGCACGTTCTAATAAGACTAGACCAAACTCACCACCTGTAAGACCTGTAATGTTGCCACCGTCTGCAATGATTTGATAATCAGATTGTGATGTAGCACCACTTGTCCAATCAGCTTCATCGTTAATGTCTGACCATTGTACTTTGTTACCATTAGAGCCTGAATCTAAGTTAGCAGCAACCACAAAGTCACGTACTACTGTTACGTATTTAGCAACAGGAGCAGCAGCAGCTAAATCTGCAAATGCTGTGCTAGAACCTAGTGTAAAGCCTTGTAGCTTGTTTAAGTTATTAGCAGCAATGACTGTGTTACCAAACTGAATAAAGTTCCATCTTGACACGCCACTATAGTCACCTGACTTAGATACGTTATCCATACTTAAATCAGTAGGGTCAAACTTAAATAATTTAGTAGTACCACCAGCAAATACTGTTGTTGTAGCTGAAAAACGACCTGCAAATACGTTATTAAGATTCTCACTAGCAGCAGCACTATAATCTACAGCAGTAGGAAACGGAGAGTAACCAATAGAGGTAGGTACTACGTTTTTAGCGATAGATAAGTTCTCAGCTATGCCAGGAAGGTCAGGAGTCCATTCTGTAAATGTTACTCTTTGAATAGCCATTTAAACTCCTAAGATTTCATAATGTAGCAAAGTGCATAGTATGGAGGTAAGTTAGCATTAGTTCCACTTACACCTTCGGTGCTGTTTGATACTGTAATGCCAGTTGTATTACTTACTGTTGTTGAATTGTTACCAGCAGTAAAATTTGCAGCAACAGAAGCAATAAAACTTCCTCCAGTACTTCCTAATGGTTGAGAATATGAATGTGTGTGACCAGGGTCAGTTACAGTTGCAGAGTGAGTATGGCTTACAACTACTGCATTAGCACTACCACCAGTAGCCCCTACAGCATAAGTAGATGTAGCACCTACTACAAAACGATTACGTAAGTCAGGAGTTGAGTTAGAACCATCACACAATAACCATCCACTAGGAATAGTACCTGATGAACCTGACCATAACATAATCATACCAGCTACAAACGCATTACCCCATGTAGGAGTATTGCCTGAACCAGCAGATACCATAACTTGACCTGATGTACCAGCAGCACCATCTAATGTAAGACCGCCTGTGATTGCAAGTGTTCCTGATACAGCAAAACCATCACCGTCTGCACCTGTTTGCATATCCTTAATCTGTGCCATTACGTCACGGATAGCATTGTTAATGCCTGAAGGAGCGCAACCTTCGTTAATGTCAATACCACCAACGTCAGTATTATCAGCAGGTGTAGCTGACCATTCTGAAACTTTATTCTTTGCCATGTTTTAGCCTTTTCTATACCAAGTATTGTTGCTTACGGACACATCTGTCCAAGTATTACTTCCTACTGTTGAATCTGTCCATGTATTGTCACCTGCCGGTATTACAGTCCATGTATTTGTACCTACACTAGCAGCAGTCCATGTGCTTGTGTCGTATGTAGTATCTGTCCAACCTTCACCGATAATACGACCATCAGCAATGATAGAAGCGTTACATGAAACAACTGCATAACCACCCCATATAGGATTAGCACGAGCAGTAACAAATGCGTTACCATTAATCTGAGCATCGCCTGAATACTCAACACCACCCAAAGCTGTTACGCTTGCAAATCCATCTACAGTACCGCTAGATGTTCTTACTCGAATAGAATCTGCTGTTGTAGTACCTGTGCAAGTAATTGTGCCAATGACAAAGAATATTCTGTTGCCGTCAGCGCTACATGAAGCAAAGCCTGTTACTGCACCTGAAGTTGTACGAACTCGTGTAGCATCTGTTGTAACGCTCGCCAAGCCATCAATTTGACCTGCGCTAGTCCTTACCCTTATTGCATCTGCAACAACGCTTCCTACACCGTTTATAGCAGCAGAATCAGTACGAATTACATAGGCAATAGACTCAACTTGAGCATTGCCATTTATTGCAGCACTATCAGTACGAATTGCGTATGCTGAACCTGTAAAGGTAGCATCACCTGTAATCTGAGCAGAAGCTAGTAGAACCTGACTAGCAAGTGAGCTGAATGGTACTTGTGAAAATGCTACTATACCAAACATAAATTATCCTTATAAAACTGGCAATGATGCAGCTTTAAGCTCATCTAGTGTTGTCATTGTATCTACTTGGTTAGTAGCATCACGCAATGCTTGTTTTTTAGCTTCAATCTCTGCTAATACTTCTGGATTGTTTAGGTTGCGTAATTGCACTACGTCTAAAGACTCAAGCATAGGTTTACGTTCTGTACGCAAACGGTCTTTAGTAATGTCTTTCGCTTTATTAAAGTTAATTGTAATCATGCGTACTCCCATGCGTTACGGAATGTTCTGTCTTCAGGAATGTCTGATACATCTACAATCTTGTATGGTGTGCCAGCAGGTACATCTTTAGCTGCAATTTCTTCAATTGTTAATCCACATTTAGGTGCAGGAATTATGATTGCTACACCGTCATCTGTTGGATAAATAATACGTTCGTTCATTTTTATTCCTTACCTGAATATAGCTGCACTTACTTGGTTTGCATCAACAGTAGTATAATTTGTAGAAACAGTATAAATTTGAACAGCAGACGTAGTTTTATTATTTGCATCCCAATTGTATGCGAATATACCTGCGTTCATAGCTCCACCTGCAGTTCCACTTCCAACAAAAGCATAATTAGTATCAGGCATAGCAGTTGTAAAATTGATAGTATAGTTACCTGTAGCATTATCAGTAATACTTGTCACATTACCACTAGCACGAATAGCTATTGTACCTGTACCATTAAAGTTTACCCAAGCACGACATCCGTATGCTGTAGCTACTGAACCGTATCCAGAGTTAAAAGAAAGGTCTGTAAATCTTCCTGCGGCAGGAGTTGTTGCTCCAACAGTTCCGTTAATGTTAATTGATGCCGTGCCTGTAAGATTTGTAACTGTACCTGATAATGGTGTACCTAAAGTAGGATTAGTTAATACAGGCGATGTTAATGTTTTATTGGTGAGCGTTTGAGCTGTTTCAATATCAACCGACTTATCAGCAGGGTAGGTACAGAATACAACACTAGAACCTGACAGATTAATCTTGCTACCACTGTTAGATGAAGCTAATACAGTATCGCGAGATAAAGTAGTGCCTGAAGATGTATAAGTTCCAATACCAACTTCCCAGCTTCCATTGTTAGTAATGGTATAGTAAGTAGTATTTCCATTGCCAATAATAGAAAAGTCTTGAAAGCCACCTAATGCAGCCCCTAAAGTAAGCGTGCCTGTGCCAGTAGTCGAGGTTGATACCTGAACACGGTCTTTAACGACTAAAGCCATAGATTACCCTTATGATAATTGTACTGTTAGGTTTGTTGATGCAATCTTAAAGATGTCACCAGTTTCAATTGTCTTTGCTGCATCTAATACTGTATGGTAAAGAAGGTTACCTGATGTTGAAGCATCCAAGATACCAATCCAGCCTACTGTGCCCCAGTTAGCAGTTGCTTGTGGGAATGTTACGTCAGCATTAGAAGCTGATAGACCGTCAGAAGGTGCTGCAAAGGTTACTGATTGACGAGCATAAGAGCCACCAGATACTTCTGTACCTGTGTTAGCGTCTGTAGGGTCACTTGTGTATAGACCAACATAAACTGTGCTTGGTGCTGTGTATGTAGTACCACGAATTGTGCCGTTGATTAGAGCATTTTCTAAATAGTTACTGATTTCTGCCATGATTTGTCCTTAGCGTAAAGTTACGTTTAATGCTGTGTTAGGGAATTTCTTACCAATGTCGCTATTCATAATGTTTAAGATAGCTCTGTCATACATCGTAGCCCATACTTGAATACGTGAATCATTCATTAAGTAAGGCTCTGCTTCTGCTAGTGTTGCGTACAATAACGCATCAGGATAGTTAGCTAGATATAAGTTACTTGATACAGTTGATGAGATAAATGTTGGTTCTGCGTAGTAAAGCATTTGCAATACTTTTGAACTATCAGGAGTAGGTGCAAACTGGAACTCGTAACCAATGATTGTGTAGTAGTAAGGTAAGCCTGATGTTGTTGTGAGTAAATCACGGAAGAACTTATCAGGACTCTCATACTCTAGCGTAATTGGTGGGTTGCCTTGAAAGTGTAACTCACGCATCTCTAAGAAGTCAGTAGGAATTTCTACTGTGCCATCTGTCGCTGTTGTAGTGGCTACTTTTAGCATCTCACGAGTTCTTAAATCACGACTCATACGTTGTTGTGCAAGCATGACGAATGTAGGAATGACACTTGTTAAGTCACTACGAGCAAGATAACTCTCAACCGTAGACACTAGGTCATTGTAAGATGCTAAAGCCATGTTTATTCCCTTTTAACTAATACTACTATTCCATTGTTAATTGATATGTGTTTGATAATGCCAAATCTATTTGACAGTTTCTTTTCCCACCAATCCCAGTTCTCTTGAGTTAAGTGAGCATTGCGACCATCAGGTAAGACTTTCATTGCAGCACCTGTATGGATAGTGAATAGTCCGTATGCAAGTACTAAACGCTTTAAGTCATCCAGTACGTCATCAAGACAATCAGGCTCAATATGCTCCAATACGTCTATACAAGCTACTAACTCACATGGTTCAGGTGTTGCATCCCACAATGGATTGCTTGGTTCATACGGAGTGTACTTAACAGACTGTTCAAGACTATCTCTTAAACGGCATTTCCCTGCGCCATAATCCAATAACTCTTTAATTTGGTACTGAGCTATCACTTGGTCTACAATCGGGGCAAAAAACGTGCTAGAAATACCGTAATCAGGATTCTTATGCAGTTCTGCTTGCATACTTTTGTATTCGTCAGTAATTAGCATTGCTTTTCTACCCTACGAATGACATCAATCCACTCTGCATCATCTTGATAGATTAAACGCATACTGCGATACCAAGGCATACTAGGCTGTGCATAACGCCATTGATGACGTTTAGGTACTAGACACCATGTTTTAACGCCTAAAGCTGCTGCACAATGTAAAGCAGTAGTAGGAACACC